CATCCGTTCGCTTTGGGCGATGTCCTTGCTGACAACAGCAACGATTCCCCAATCGACATCTTGAAGCACACTCCGGTGGGCCAGATGAAGATGGACAGTCTCGTCTCGGTTGACCTGACCGAAGTTATCACGCTGCCTTCCACGGGCGTGGACTTCTATCAGACCAACTTGGTCACCCAGACCACGAACTACAGCGGCATCACGGGTCTGACCGCACTCCGCACCTACATCTTCGGGCGCGATGGTATCTTCTCCATCAACCTCGGAGCGAAGGGTGATACGGGCTTCGGTGACGGTGAGTGGCGTAACATCAATTCGGTGTCCTACTAACTGAAAGGTTTGTAGGTTAAAAAATCTTCTCTAATTGACTTGGAAGCTGAAATGCCAACAAGGCGGAACGCTTAGGCGACCGTGAGAGACTAAATGAGAAGACCCCCAGATCGTATCGGGGGGTGCGATAGTCCGACCTTAAAGGAAAATATGGATAAGCCCAACTATGTTGGCGAACGATACGGCAGACTTGTCGTAATCGCTTCTACAGAATCAAAACACAATCGTTCACGTTGGATTTGCCAATGTGATTGCGGAAATAGGTGTGTGGCGACTGGTGCTTCTCTTCGTTCAGATAAAAAGAGAAGCTGTGGTTGCTTGCGTCGGGAAGTTTCAGCAGAGAGAGCAAGACTCAATTCTCTGAACAATACGTTGCCCGAAGGCGAAGCATCTTTCAACCTTCTGTATTCTACATACAGATGGCAAGCCGAAAAACGAAAACTTGAATTCAATTTGTCTAAGCAGGATTTTAGAGAATTGACCTCTGGTAATTGTTTTTATTGTGGTTTAGCACCCGTTCAAGAATATTTCGGCAGCAGTTGTAACGGTGTATACCTGTACAACGGCGTTGATAGGCAGGACAACAACGTAGGCTATACGCTTACCAACTGTGCTCCTTGCTGTAAAACTTGTAACGATATGAAGAGGACTCGAACGGTTGAAGAGTTCTTGAAAGCGTGCGAATCTGTAGTCGTCCATCAAACTTTAAGAAGCAAGCAGAAATGACTTGCTACCCACTGCACGGGTTAACAATTGCGAATGCAACATTGTGCAGAACGCAGAGCCAACTGTTGCCGACCCGGAAGGATTGATCCCCGGCTGGACGAGCTATCGTGTGCACTTCACGACTTCGCTCGGCCCGGATACGACCATCCGTATGCGCCAGATCGACGCGGCAAGCGCAATCAGCTAATCGACTTCCTTGTGGGGCTGTACTCGTACAACGCAGACAATGCATAATTGGACGAGGTAGATACAGCCCCACCTGAGTCTTAGCGAAAAGGAGATTATTTTGGCAAATCCAAATCCACAGCACAACCCAACGGACGGCCTCGGTGTTCTCGCAGTAGTTCTGGTTTCGGGAACCAACGTCGCCCAAGTGGGTAGCCAAGTCGCACAATCTGCCGGGGTAACTCCCGGTGGGCACCAGTACGCAGTCACGCTCAGTCTTTCGAGCAAGACAGTCACAGTTTTTGAAGGACAGCCGAATTCACTCGGTTCTCCCGTGGCGTGTCATAACACTGTGCAACTGACGCCGCAGGCAGTTGACGTGAAGGGTAATGACTACACGCCAGTTGCTTCCGCGACTTACAAGTCGTATAACTATCCAGCTTTTACTGGATACAACCCCGCCAATCTCAGCCCTTACTCGGCTCTGATTGCCTCGGTGTCTGGCAGCGGTCTCATCACGGCCCACAACGTCGGTCAGGCGATTATCGAGGTTTGTTATCCATTTTCGGATAACACCCTCGGCAACAACGCCTTCGGTCTTCCCGATAACGATGTATTTTCTCAGATTATCGTGACCGTCGTACCCTAGTTGTATACTTCTATCGCCTCATGAACGGTAGACGAGGGGGAACCTTGAATTCCCCCTCAATTCTTTCAAGGAGATTTATGAACAGAAATACCGAAGTAGGAAGGCTTGCCCATAATGCGTATATGCGGGCGTATCGTAAACGACCTGAAAATTTGGCGAAGGATACGGCTCGTAAACAGGCATGGATAGCAGCCAGCCCTGAAAACGCAGAGAAGCATAGGCTACATAGATTACGCACGGCTCGAAAGAAGCGTTGGGGTACTCCGGAAGCGTATGCAGCTAGATTAGCATCTCAGAACGGTCTGTGTGCTCTTTGTAGGCAACCTTTTGACAATACTGAGTTAGGTAGTCCTGTCCAAGACCACAACCATGAGACTCTGGCACTTCGAGAGTTTCTGCACCGACGTTGTAATCTTGGCATCGGAAATTTGTTAGACGACCCTAAACTTTGTCGGCTTGCCGCAGAGTATCTAGAACGTCATTCCTTGGAGGAGGAAGCATGAACAATCCTAATGAGATTGAGATAGTGCACGCTTTGCGTGATTCGATTGAGCTACTCCGCAAAGAGAATTCGAGACAGCGTAAGTTGATTGGGAGGCTCAGAAAAACAGTGAGCGACCTACGCCGGTTAAAGAACATTCAGATTCAGAACGACGAAGCGTTCAAAGAGATGTGTGAAGATATCTAGTTTGTAGTGAACGTGCATTTCGATAGGGCGTTATTGCTCGATTCGAGTGCTAACGGAGTTTGTCGTCTAGAAGGCAAACGAAGTGTTCATGGTTGCTCTGCCTGATCCGCAGAGTGTACGTGGATTCCACGCAACGTAGGCCCCTCCATGATCGTGCAGGACGCCTGAGCCTTATCGAAAGTGGAGGAGCATATGTCTTACGCTAACCGAAATGGGTTGCAGAGTATGCCCGAATATCAGGCATATTGTTCTGCGAAAACTCGTTGTACTCTCACGACAAACAGGGACTACCCCGCGTATGGTGGCCGAGGAATCCAGTTCAAATTTGAAAGTTTCGAAGACTTTCTGAAAGAACTAGGGTTTCGACCAACACCCAAGCATTCATTGGATCGTATCAACAACGACGGGAGTTACGAAGTAGGGAACGTCAGATGGGCAACTGCGAAAGAGCAGTTGTACAATCGACGACCGTATGTTCTATCCAGCTTTTCGAACGATGCGTTGTTGGCGGAAGTTAAACGGAGGGGTTTAACGATATGATGCACATAAGTAATGAGGAGTATCTCGAAAGATGGGAAGCCGCTGCCCCGAAAGCCGTAGATAGCGGGTTAACCCCCGACCAAATCAAGCAGGTTCAGGGCACCCGTAACAACGATGTCGCACCGTGGGAGAGTTACATGGTGGAGGAGCAGTTGACGCCTGAGCAGGAAGCCGCAGTCGCTGCGTACGCTGAAAACGTACATGATGACAGCAGCAATCAGACGAAAGAAGAACTCTGCCGCTGGCGAGAGGGCAACGAGGAAGTTGCAAAAGAGTATCGGTGGTGCACTGAAGAGGAATATAAGGACATCCAGCAACGTTTTGGCCGCATCATGAGCCATGACCAGCTTATCACTAAACTACGCGACGAATGCAAGCTGAAAGTTTATTACCGTGAGCATCCGCACGCAGACAAGTTGACACTGCTTTACAGCGACGAGTACGGCAATAAGAAGCCCGAAATTGCGTGCTGGGTGCAGCGTGGATGGATGCCTGAATATACGGTTATGGGTTTTGATGACCATGGCGTACCGCTCGCGGAGAAATATCGCGGCTGGCGGACTGTACTTCTACAGTTGATTATCAAAGAGATTATCACGATTGAAAAAGCCCACAAAGTTTTCGGCGAGGCTAACCTACCCTGTGCAGAACGGTACAATACCATTCTACACTCGTTTAGGAATCGGGCGTAACATGCCTTACAAAGATAAGGAATTTCAGAAAGAGTACGACCGACAACGCCATCATGTAAGTACTGACCCCACGATGCGGAAGTGGAACCGAGACCATTCTAAGATTCGCAGATTAGAAATAAAAATCAAGGTTCTTTCTCATTACGGGTTGAATCACACGTTGCATTGCTGTTGGCCGGGATGTGACGTTGTTGATATCGATATCCTATGTTTAGACCATGTGAAGGATAACGGGTCTGAGCAACGGAAAACTTTGCCGGGTAGTACGTTGTACGAGTACCTCGTTAGATACGATTTTCCCGAGGGGTATCAAACGTTGTGTGCAAATCACAACTTGAAGAAAGAAATACTTAGGAGGAGACTAGTATGAGTGAGCAGGAAAAGCAAGAAACAGCAAAGGTTTACTCAAATGCTGCGGAGGAAATCGCAGCCATCGAACTGAGCATCAAGCGGGCGCAGTTGGCCGACTTGGAGCTACAGAAACAAGAACGCGAGTTGAGCATCCAAGAAAAACGCGGCACGATTGGTGACCGCCTCAACAAGCAGAAGCAAAAAGAGCAAGATAGGGCGATGCAAGGTCGCGTGTTTGCTGCCCAGAAACGTGAAGACGATGCGAAGCAGAACGCATGCACCCACAAGAAGGGTGGCACCGTTTCGCAACGCAATCTGCAAGTGCTCAGCACTGGTGGAAACAGCCCGCAGTATGCCGTTATCAAGCATCAGATGATTACTGGCGACTTCTGGGTTCGCTGTCTCCGTTGCGGCAAGACGTGGCTCCCACCCGTTGAAGAGAACTTCTATTTCAACGCGAAGGGCAAGCAAGTGGCTCCTGTTGATGGTGTGTTCTCGAAAGAGAAGTTTGAGAAGGCTGAGGCAGATTATCGCACAGCAGTCCAGTTCGAGACGAACAATACCCCGTCAGGCTCCGTCATCTGCAAGTTTAGCAAATGGGATGATAAGGCCGAAGCGTGGGTGGATGCGACGAAGGACTATCGTCGGTTAGTTAAGGCGACGAACCTGAGATAATATGACACCCAATCTCACGCCAGAACAAATCGCCACGTTGTCGATCTCAGAGATTGATCGCATGTCTTCGGATGTGTATCTATCAAACCTGAGAGCCAATCCGACTGCATTCGCAGCGAGAGTCGATGAACTTTCGGCCATCGCCGCCCAGAAATATCCACGCCCGCAGAAGGCGTAAATCGAATTGCCGCTGAGTGCGGCCCATGCCGAAAGGAACACTCATCACCGCAGAGCACGGTTTGTGGCCCGATCCCATCGCGTTGGGGTCGGGCAATGCTCGTCTTTTTGTGTTTAAGGAGCCTTATGGGACATCAGCCTTCTGCGGAAGCCAAGCAACGTTGGTTAAGAGCTAACAAGCACGCTCGTACTGAAACGAATAAAAACTGGAAACTACGGGCGGTGTACGGAACAACGCCAGAAGAGTATCAAAACCTCCTAAAACAGCAGAACTATAAATGTGTTATTTGCAATATCGAGTTTGTGATGGAGCCTCGTAATAACGCTCGATATCCTCATCTTGACCACGAGCATTCCTCGGGATGGATTCGGGGCATATTATGTAGTAACTGTAATCATGCGATTGGTCTATTAGGCGAAGATATTGAACGCATGGAAAAAGCGGTTGAGTATATTATCAGTAACTCAGCCCCGCCAGAGTTTAACCTGATAAACGCCAAAGAATCATGTAGGATTACAAGGAAGGTTCGTCATGGGAAATTCTAGTGTGACCGTTCAAGATGTCGTTGATGATGCACGCAGCAATGGTGAACTCGCACCTGCCCTCGCCACTGGCGGATTCTCCGACGCTCCCGCATTATCCATCGCAAACGATGTCATGCAAGCACTGCTCTGCGGCGGGCCACAAGGCCAGCCCTTCAACTGGAAATGGAATCGAGCGGTTGAAACGCCGTTCTATATCAACAGTTGGCAACAAGATTATTTCATCCCGAATCAAGTGGCTGTGGGATGGCTGGAAAGTTGCACGGCTGTAAACTATAGCTGTACACAATTCCCAAAGCCCGTTTATCCTGTCATTGTCAAGCGTGACCTTCTGATTACGTTCAATCTCAGTACCAACAATGATGCACGCATTTGCTGGATGCAGAACGACACGATGCAAGCAGGCACTTGGGGCGCGACGACGCAGAAAACCCCGACAGGACAATCACAACCCGGCCCCGGCGTCGTATATACCGATCCCAGCACCGCAACCGCGCAACCCATCAATCCGACTACGTGCATCAAGGATTCTTTCGGGAATCTCTGGGTGTTGACGCAATACGGAACATGCGGGCCTACCAATCCATTTCTCACGAATCTAAACCCGACTTATCCGACCGTGCAAGACCAGACTATCGTATCTACTGTCGTGACAGATGGCACGGTCCAATGGACGGCAGTCAACCCAAAGGGACAAGGATATCGAATCAACCCTCTGCCTTGTCAGACTGGCCCTGTGTGGCTCATTCAGCCCGTCGGCCAGATGAAAGTTCCGTTTCTGAAATCACTGAGCACTACGCTCGACCCGATTCCCGATGACTTCTATGTATTCTTCAAGCAAGGATTTTTCGCGCAATGCTATCGCCGCTCACCGATCAGAGAAGTGCGGGCCAAGTTCGAGATGGAATACAATCTCTGGCAGAGGGCATTGACTAACGCAAGGATGTTTGGTTCGAACCAAGAAGATGATTGGGGTTTCGTGCCCCAGAGCAACGTCCTTGATTCTGGATATTCATACAATCCTATCTCGCCCGCTTCTCCGTATGGCCCTTGGTCTTACTAGTTTAAAATCAACAACTTACGACTACTTTACAAGGTGGTTCGCACGTGCTATACTGTAAATATGGAGAATTTCTACACATATTTGTGGTTGCGACCAGACGGTACACCCTACTACGTCGGCAAGGGCATCAACCATCGTGGTTTCACAAGCGAGATGCATCGCTTCCCGTGCCCACGGGATAACTCCCGTATTATAATTCAGGAGCATCCTTCAGAGAGTGAAGCCTACCTCGCTGAAGTATTTCTGATTGCGTATTATGGTCGGAAAGACCTTGGAACGGGATGCTTGCGGAATCTAACGGATGGCGGCGACTGCCCGCCGTCTCGAAAAGGCGCAAAGCACACTGCTGAATCCAACCAGAAGAATCGAGAAGCCCATCTTGGTAAAGCGGGCTATTGGAAAAATAAGAAGTTGTCGGACGAGCACACCGCAAGGATGTCAGCATCCCTGAAAGGGCGCACCAGCCCACGGAAAGGTGTTACACTCACCGCTGAAACGCGCAGTAGGATTAGCCTCTCCAAGAAAGGCTGTCCCAGCCCAATGAAGGGCAAACGTCACACGGATGAAGCAAACGACAAGAATCGGAAGAAACATCTAGGACTTCCCGCTTGGAATAAAAATCTGCCGTGCTCTGACGCCACCAAGCAAAAAATTTCTATTGCGAATAAGACTTTGCGCGAAACTCCCGAGTGGAGAAAGCGTATGAGCGAGCAGGGAAAACTTGGTGCCAAAGCTAGATGGGAAAAGAGACAATATGGCGTTGAGTTCAGTGACGGTGTATGACACGATGGAATTCTGCAAGAAACTATCCTTTAATAGAAATTCTGCCATTGGAAATAATTTAGAGCCAGCCCTCACAGCCGCCAACATCGTCATGGAAACAATACTCGGGCCTCCTTTTTGCTGGTGGTGGAATACGCAGGAATTGGCCTTCACCACTTCGCTGGTTGCAAACAGCGCACCGATTACCAACATCGCCATCTCGGGTGGGGTAGTCACGGTCACTGCGAACAACACTTTCGGTGTGGGCAATCTGATAATCCCATCAGCATTAGCTAATGCTACGTTTTTGAATGGCGTTCTGCTTGTCATCGAAACAGTATCCGCTACACAGTTTACCGCTCAGGTGAATTTTCAGAACTATGCGTCACATGCGGACACGGGTACGGCCACCAACGCGACGACGCAAGATTACACGATTGCGGCCCCGGCGTTCTCGCACATAGAGCACGCATCGGTGTTAGATATCACTAAGACTCCGAACAACTGGATTGAACTGGAAGTCAAGGATAATCTCGCACTCGATTCACGGAGTGCCCGACCAACGTTCGTAGGACCGCACGTGGAAGACGGCAACGGTAACGTGACTTTCAGGGTCATGCCTTCACCTAACGCCGCATATCCTGTCTCCGTACACGTACAACTTGCAGCCCCAGAGATCACTAGCGTCAACCAGACATGGGGACCAATGCCAGACTTCATGCAGTACATATACAGTTGGGGATTCCTTTCGCTCATTTGGGCCTTCGCAGATGATGCTCGATTCCAGATTGCCAACGCGAAATTCACAGCGGGCCTGCTCGCTCGTGCCGAAGGATTGACCGAAGAGGACCGCAACATCTTCATGAACAACTGGAACGCGACTACCGGAATGGGTCCGGCCAAAGGCCAGCAGGGAATGCAGGCTAGACAGAGCTAGGAGTAGTATGGCGACTTTAATCCAGCAGTGTTCAGGTGGTGCAGGTTCAGGTACGCTCGGGGGTTCAGGTAACATCACGAGCGGTGCTGCGGGGTTTGCAAATGCCACAGTAAACGGCAATCTGCTCATTTTGGTTGCTTATGGTACAAGTTATTCCTATGCGGGGAATCCGACGATACACACCCCAGTGAATTCTGGCGGTTACTCAACGGCATGGACGAAAGCCAATCAAGCATCTTTTGGAAATGCTGTAGATGGTGGTGCGGGCACCGTCGCAATCTATTACATCAATAATGCCCCATCCATGAGTCCCTCGCAGACGATCACTTTGGAACTCAGTACCGTAGCGGCTACGACTCTCAATGTTGAATTTGATCTTTACGAGTTTTCAAATGCGAGCACCATAAAATTTGATTTTGTCAACTCTGGTCAGACTGTTGGCACTCCGCATGTTTCTTTTGTTGGAAGTACGAGTACCGAAGACCTAATAATCACGGCTTTAATCGCACCGGATACTGGAAGCAATATCTCTGCCGGAACTGGATATACGTTAGGAATTAACGCAAGTACGCTCTACGGAGTCGGCCAGATGCAATATGCTCTGGCGGTTCCCTCTGGGGCAACTTCGTCCTCTTTTTCGGGAACTGAGCCTACTTATTGGGGGGCAGTATCCGCTGGATTCCTGACAACTCTACCTACACCTACCGTGTCTTCTGTGTCACCAAGTAGCGGAACCCAGAATGGTGGAACTCTGGTGACCCTCACGGGTACTAATTTTGTGTCGGGAGCCGTGGTGACTTTCGGAGGAGTCGCAGCGACCTCGATTGCAGTAGTATCTTCAACTACAATCACCTGTGTGACACCTGCAAATATAGTGGGCGCATGTACGGTTTCTGTTACGACTTCTGGTGGTACAGGTTCGTTCGCATCGTATACATACACCCCATATTTTACCATTCTTATCACTGGCGGGAATTTTCAGGACGCTGCTGGCAATCCGATGGCGGGCGGATATGTGACGTTTCGTCTAAACACGGATGCAACTGCGGTCGATTGCCAGATATCCGCAGGGCGTCTAATCACTTTTCCATTGGACTCTAATGGGAACTTGTCAGGGTATATCTGGCCGAATGACCAATTGACCCCTGCCACGGTTTACATCGTTCGAGCATATAACGCCGCAGGAGAACTCGTCTGGAATAATCAGATGAGTATACCTAGCGGTATGGGTTCGTTCGACATTGGGTCTTGGGTGCCCAGCAATTTATAGGAGCAATCATGGCATCACAAGTCAGACTCGTAGGTGGGAACTTCCAAGATTTAGAAGGCGGTCCTTTAGCCCTCGGCTATTTCACGATGCGGTTGAACCAAGACGAGTCGGTCAACGATTCGCAGGTTTGCTCGGGCATCATCACCAAGGTTTATTTGGATAGCACCGGCAATTGTGAGTACGGCCAGTATGTTTGGGGCAATGATGTCATGTCCCCGATCAATAGCTATTACACAGTCACCGTCTATTCCGCAGAAGGCCAGATCGTTTGGGGTCCGAACAACCAGCAAGTCACGGGCAGCGGAACCTTTGACGTAGGCACATGGACACCGAATAGCGTCATCAGTTGGTCTCCCGCATTGCAACAACCCCTGTTGCTTGAAATCAATGGAACAACGGCCAGTTCGCAGACAGTTCAGAATCTGGTAAATTCAGCCAGCGTCACCGTGACCGATGAAGGTAGCGGCGAGATTTCGTTTGTTGCTTCTGGCGGCGGAAGTTCTTCTGGTTCGAACGTGTCCACCCTTCCTTGGAATTTCTGGGAACGTGGTGGAAGTAGCACTCTCGCGGAAGCGGGGACATATTGCCAAGTCATGTTCGCGGATTCTATCGTAGCTTCTCCGTCTAGCTGGAAAGTTCAGATAGACGTGACCTCAGCATTCACCTATCACATCACAGAGATGTTCATACTGCGGACACTCAAAGGTTCTTTAGCGACGGTTGACATAACTCCAATCACTTTTGGTGGGAGTGCGATACCCTTGTTCAGCACGACGGGAATTAAGACGAGTGATGCCATTTCTCTTGCCATTGACGCGGCTCATGATTACTATTTTGTGTTTCAAGGAACTGCAGGGGGCACGGGTACTATCGCATCCAACGATTCAGGTGGGGCGTACATGTATACCAGCTACGCGGGGAACCCGAACACGGGGGGTCTCTCTACTCTCTGGGCAACGTCTGTAGGCAATGGCGGCGGTTTTGGCGCGGCATTCCCGTTGGGTTTCGGGCCGTATTTTCTCACAGGATGGAACGCAGCATAAAGGAATTGAATCATGTCAAATTCTTTGCAGATAAATGGGGCACAATCCGAAAAACGAGTGAAGGCTACTCCTCTATATGTGGGTCGAAATACGACTGGCCTCTGGACAAATCGTTCCCCGTTGCGTGATGCTAACACTTCGCGTATCTCTGAAAAATACTACGGTCCTTCTGGGGATGCGATGATCGCGGGTTCAAACGTTGAAGTCACTAACCGTTTGACCCTGACCCGGCGTCCGGGTAATCCACAGTACGATGGAACTAATACATACACCGACATTCTCGCGTTCGATGAGTTTCGATACAGCAAATCCTTAAGCGATATCTGGGGAACAGCGACGGAACAGATTGATACGATGGTGGATACAGCGACCGCGTTGTATGCTAACAACAATGGTACAAGTACAGAAGTGTTGGCGAAATCCACAGGTGCGGGTCAGTCTTTCATGCAAGAAGTCGGAACGCAATTATATTTTGGCGACGGCATCGACCAGAAGAAATGGAATCAGTCCCTTTTCGTTCGCAATATAGCCAACGATAGTAGTGGATTAAACGTTGACGCATATCCGTTCATGAATACAGACCTGATTGACCCGAACGGGAACATCCAGCAAATGATCGGATGTCTCATCGCAACGATCAGTACGGTCAAGATTGCAGATAACGTTCTGACGGTTACCCTAGACGCCCAGCTAGGCGATAACACGCAGTTCCCCGGCATGTTCGACATCCCCGGCGATGTCAGCCCTATTATCGACACGGGAACTCAGTTCGTTCTATGGGGTTTCCAAGGCACCGCAGCGGCATTCCTAAACGGAGCGACCATCACTCTCAGTGCTCCGACGACTGCTGGTGGAGTTACCCTTATCGCAGATTTTACTGCACCAACTCTTGCTCCGACCAGCGTCGAAGGCAAGGGATATCTCCAGATAGCGAGCGGCTTGATATGTGGCACCCCGAACGCACTCACAGGTGCGGGTACGATTACCGCGATCATGCCTAGCACTCTGGTCGGACTCACGACGGGTACGGCTGTACCCACTTGGGGTACGACAGTTCCAGCGGCGTCAAATAGCTTCTGCGGCAGTCTCACGATTGACGGAGATATTATCTGGTACAATCGCGGCATTCCGACCCAGAATTGGGGGATCGTAGCCCCGACAATTGCCCCGAAGTATGTGGCGAATAGCTCCATCGCGGGATATGTCGAGGACACATATTTTTCTCCAGCCAGTATCGTACAAGATGGTGCTGGATATCTGTGGCAAATCAGTACGCCCGGAGAGTTGAGCACTTCTGCTACTCCCCCGTTCACCGCGTCACCTTCAACAGCGACTCGTGTGGCGGTTGAAGAGATTGCAATCGTTTCGGCCACAAGTAAAATCACGGTTACTATCGAAGCACAAGGTAGCCCATTCACGGCGGGCGATGTTGTTTCTTTGCAGGGGATGAATCCATCTTCCTTCTTAGACGGCGTTCAATTGACAGTTCTGGCATCCCCGGCACCAACGGATACCACATTTGTCGCAACTTTCGCTTATCCAACAGATTTGATACAAGTACAAACCGCAGGCACTCTCTTACACGGTGGAACCATCGTGGCGGATGGTGCGGCGTATTGGACTTGCATCCAAACCTCGACTCTCACAAACGCATGGGTAGCTGACCAGCATTATGTAAGCGGAACGTATATTGTTGCACCGAATGGTGCAGGCGGTGAGCCCGCGTACTGGTTACTTCGAACGAATCAAGCGAGTGGCACCGGCCAGCCAACGGTCAACGTCAGTAACGCAAACCCTCCGGTCATGTATGGGTATCCTCGAACTCTACCTCAAACACCTAACACGGAGAACTTTGCATTGACGAGTGTTTCCCCGTCGGGGGCAATAGACACGATAACATACGCAGCCTCGCCTACGCCCAATTCTAATCAGATGTCGGGGTCTTTGCTGTTCAATTATTACCATCTCGACAATGCATATCTGTACAACACCCCGGTCACGGGTAACGTTTTCCAAGGCACCGCATTTGAAGTTAGTGAATATACGGACAGTTGGCAGTATTGTGCGTGGTTTCCCCTTACAATTCCATCGGCGGGCCAATACACGTTTAGCATGGCTCACAATAGTGGTGGTTTCTATGCCTTTGAACCTACCAACGCAGCGGGCGGAACGGCGACTAAGAACTCTGGAGCCTTCGTCACTGCTTTCGGGCAAAATGCTACAGCTCTCAAAGCATACCCAACTCCGTGCGGAACGAACAATCTTGTAGGATATCCTTCAACGATCACGACGGACGTATCTACATGGACGTTCTCGGCTCCGGGTGTGTATTTTGTGGAGATTGATTGGCTCGCGGCTTCCGCAGGCACCAATACCATGAACTTTACGTGCAACGCCGTGAATATCGGAGTTGAACCTACGGTTAGTGGTACGACGCCATTAGGGTCGCCGGGTGTTTATCAAGCCCCTATCTGGGTGCCGTTTGCCACTTCACCAACGGCAGCGACGTGGAATCCTGCGGAGTCTGAGATTTATTTTGCCCAGACTGCAACAGATTCAGGTGGCCAGTACACATGGAATAATATCGGACCTGTAAGCACTTTCACCAGACAACCCGGCATCTATTATACGTTGCCCGGACAAGCCATCGTTGATACGTTCAGCGATGAGCAAGGTGCTTATGCGACGGGGGTAAGCGGGACGACAACTCCCCCATGGTCTACAACCCCTAACGCGATTACGCTCGATCCGAACGTTCCTTTGTCATGGATCAATGAAGGGCCAGTGCCGACGACTGCGACTGCCGCAGGGAAAATTACTGCGACCAGCAAGACGGGTTGGACTTGGGCGTTAGCTCTTGTCAACACGTTAGACAACACTGTATCTAACATCGGCCCGGTAAGTATCTCCTCCGGTCCACTTACGAACGCAGCACCAACTTTTGCTCCCGGCTCGGGACTCATCGCATCCGCAATTGACCCACAGGCTGATTACGTTGCGATCTACCGAACCACAGATGGTTTTACGACCGAACTGCTCATTCCGGGTTTCGGGAATACGATCTATACTGTTCCTCTTTCACAGTACATGTTGAACGGGTACATAGATACGACTCCTGATATCGGGTTAGATACCCAAGCAGAAGCAGCCCAAGCCTTCGAGAACACTCCACCGCTACCCGGTGCGATCAATCTCACGTATTATCTCAACCGCCTTTGGTACAGCATCGGAAACACGGTGTTCTGGACAAGTGGTCCGGATGATCCAATGGGGAATGGGCTGAATGGTTTTGGTCCTAACAATTACGATAAGATGCCCGCACTCGTGAAGAGACTCGTGCCTACCGCGATTGGCATGCTGGTTTTCACGGTATCGGACACCCATGTAATCCCCATCAACTCGTCTGACCAGATTCAAGCTAGTCAGCCGTTTATGCCCGGAGTTGGGTTGAGCAGCTATAATGCCTTGGACACACATGGGCCTACCATCGGTTTCTTTACGACGGACAGCCAATTCCTTGTGTTAAGTCCCGGTGTCAGTGCTTCTCACGAAAGCGTTCCAATCGCAGATCAACTCGCAATGAGAACGGGTACACCCGGCCAAGACTGGTATCCACAAAATGTCTACGTCGCCCACTATGTGAGCGGACAGGACATGGGGTGGTTCCTAGCAGATGGCACAAACGGTTGGTATCGTCTCATCACTACACCTACACCGGAGACTCCCGGCCCCTTATGGAGTCCGTTTGCGACACTAGCAAATACTGGCAGATGCGGAGCGATCAAATCTGTTGAAACGTCACCCGGTGTTCATCACCTGTTAGTCGGACCACGTGGCTCGGATGTTCATATTCTGAACCGCGATGTTCTGTCTAGCACTGATGGTGGGGCTGCTGGCGAATACACGGAAGGCACGCCCTATCCCGCATACGCGGTCTATGGCTCCTATGTGCTCGCACAGCCCGGACAGGTTGCCAACATCCTATTTGTGACTCTTAAATCTGTTAAGACGGGTTCTCCTGCGGTTCTAGGATTACTCATTGATGACGGACTCCCCTATTACAAGGGTTCATTTGAGATTCTCAAGAATTGGGTGAACGACCCGCCTGAGTTGAAGGTATCGAGAACATGGTACTCGCAGCGATTCTACTTGTCGGATATGCCGACAGAATCGGCAGCATGTACGGATATTCAGGTACTCGTTCAATGGCCAGCAGAAGCCGCCATCAATGAGTTGCAGACGTTTACCATTTTTGGATTTTATGTCCAAGAAGGATAGTCCTCGGACTAGTTACCCGAGAGTAGGGGTAGGTTGCCTATAACAACCTACCCCGTTCTAACCCATCAAGAGGGTATCAATGCCGAGTCTTCGTGATGCAATCCAATCCGCAAAGAACATGTCTAACTATGTACCCGTACCAGGGGCACCCATGGCTGTATCAGTACAGCCCCCAACCCCTTCACCTAATGCGAACATGAGGTTTATCCTCCCATCGTTCAACCAAGACCCAGACTCGATTCGACTGGCAGAAAGTAATACGCCCAAGATTCGAATTTGGCCTCGACCACAGCAGACAGCAGGAGCAGCTACCGCAACGACTGCTGCGTCAACGTCGTCTTCATCCTCTTCATCTTCATCGACCGCCGCTCTTGCGTCAGCGACAGCTACAGTCACAACGGCTACTCTTTTAACATCTTTTTCTGGGTCTGTCGTCATGGCTGAATCTTTTCAACTTCTCTCGATCAGTGTAAACCGTGCGTGCGAGGTCCGGCTTTATGGTACTCCAACCGCACAATCAATAGATGCGTATCGAGCAACAGATGCTCCAGTTCCCCCTGAGACTACGGCAGGCATAATTGCTTGTGTGACATTTGACACGGCCCCATATACGTGGGGTTTTCAGAATGTGTGTGGGGCAAATCAACTGAACCCGCAATCGAATCTGCTATATGTTTCAGTTATAAATACGAACCCACTGATACAGACGCCAGTCACAGTGACTATACAATTTGTGCCTATGGAGAGCTAGCATGTCTAATCGCATGACTTATCCAGCAAGTCTCTTCCCATTGAGGGGTGACATATCCGCAGAGGCGGGCCAAGTCGCGGTTGAAGTCATCGGCATCCAAACATACCCGATTGACAATCAACCCGCGCAGGGCGACGTTCCTGCATTCGACTCAGCGACTAACACGATCCATTGGACCCAAGGTCCGGGGTCGGCAATCACTGTCGATGGTGTTGGCGTGAGTGCCGACTACCTAATACTGTGTGGCACGGCAATTACGACCAACTACGGGACCGATGACTTCCTCGGTATCCGTATGGACGGGGAACTGATAGGAAACTAATGTCAACCAATTTCAGCAGCAGCACACCAGCACCCCCAGCGAACACTGTCAATGGCACTTGGCAAACGGACGGTTCCGGCAACATGTCTGTCAACGTCCCCGCACCGTTGATCACCGAAGCAGAATCAGAGATCATCAGTCTGGTTCCGGGTGATATTCTCGTGTGGAACGGGTACTATTGGGTGAACGCCGGACTCCCAGCGGTCCTCAGTCTCAATCTTCCAGTTTATGCGAACAACGCAGCCGCAATCTCAGGCGGGCTAGTCGCAGGCAACCTTTATCGAACAGGGGCAAACCCTGATCCAGTTTGCGTAGTCCACTAGGAGGGATATGACCAGCAGGCCATTAGCGGTCGCTGACCTCCCCATGCTAGAGCGTGCGTTGGCTCAGGACCAATTCGAACATTTAGAAGTGAAGAATTTCACGATGGACTCGGCATACTCAGTTGTTTATGAGGATGAACAGGGTCCAATCGGTATCCTGCGGTACACGAGAGAGTCTAGTCGCTTGCGGCTCATAACTGTCTGGTGTGATAACCTCGACAGGAAGAGAAATGCCGCATCAGTAGTCCAAGCCATTTCCGATACCGTCTGCAAAGCAAAAGCAAACGGGTATGCCACAATAGTTTTTAGCACGCAATCACCATCGCTCGCCAGATTTTGCATGGACAAACTTGGCTTCGAGAAAGAGAAGGATGACTATGTTCTCCACGTTTAATACATTGATGAACCTTATGACTGACGAACAACTGTGGGAATTCATAATCGCTCATCCTGTCTCGGGCGGGTGTGGCACCCACGGGGCAGAAAATGCCGCCGCCGCCGATCAGAAGGCATTTACTTCCCAGATGATGTCGCAGGCTACGCAGGTTTTTGGTGCCGACAACATCGTGTTCAACTCGATGAAATCTGCGTATAGCAATTTGCTCGCAGCCGGACCAAGCCAGCAAGGATTTAGCGCGGCCCAGCAAAGTGCGATGGACGCTTCCGCGATTACGAGCGGAGCGAATCAAGCACGATTCGTAGCGGGTATGGTCAAAGGTGCTGGAGCAGGGGCGGGCGGTGGATTCGCCACGCCCGGTTCATCCGGCGCTGCGGGTGCCTCACTCGCAGGAGCAGAAGCAAAGATTGCGGGGAGCACCGCGAGCGAACTTAACCAGATTCAGCAAGCAAATTGGAAACAAGGAAACGAGAATTGGAAAGTCGCTGGTCAAGGACTCGGGGAGTCTACTAAATCATTCAGCAACGTTGCTGGATTAGAAGAACAAGCAGAAGGTGGACTCAAAGCGAACATGGCAAATGCTCAAGCAGCGGACGCCGCAAGCAACTGGTGGGTTAAGCCTGTTGAGGGCGCAGTTATGGGTGGAATTGATGCATTCACTGGCGGTATGGGTGGTGGACTCGCTAAAATGGCGATGAACAAACTTGGCGGTAGTTCCGGTGGCGAGGACGAGGACGAGGGATAGGAGATATATGGCAGAAGATCAAGCACCACTTCAATCAGCACAGAACGGTCCTCCCACAACTCCTGATGTCACGGGAACTGACGCAGCTAATGCGGCGATGGGGAATCCTATTCCTCCGACCAGTCCTGCATCCATGGGAGTGGCTTCTGTTCCCGTGCCTAACCAGCCGACGGCTCCCGCACCTGTTACGAGTGCGGCATTGGCAGCAGGACAAACACCGCCGACACCTCGTCCACCGCAACCACAAGCACCGCAGAATCCACAGGACTTACATCAGTCCATATTCAAGAATGTTCTGGGCATGCTCACGAAAGGTAGCGGACGACCACAAATGGGTCCGAATGGACAACCAGCTACGGATGCGAATGGCAATGTCATTATGCAACGCGGCAACGTCAAAACGCTCGGAGCGTCTATTCTCGCAGGAGCATTGTCGGGGATGGTCGCGGGTTTTGGGGCACCCGACAAACGAACGGAACTCGGCGGCGGACGCAGCATTGCAGATTACAGTGGTGCCGCAGCCGCAGGAGCAGCAGCCGGATCACAATTTGGTGGTCAGGCCCGTAAAGCCGCCGCCCAAGGACAAGTGGACGCGGCCCAAGCACGCCAGTTTGCTACGACTGAACATAACCTGAAAATGCACGCAGCGATGCTGGGCAATTTGAAACTCCAAGGTGAAGTACTCAATGAGGGAGTCCAACAGGATGCACCTCTTATTGAAGCGATGAAGCTGAATCCCACGATCACGGACGAGAAGGGTAATGTCCTGTCTGCGATCAAAGGCGAGCACGTTTCTGAGAAGGCGCTACAGAAGATGATGGCTGATGGATCAGCTCATACTACGCGTGATTCCGTGTTGCGTGACGGTGTGCAGAATGTGTACGATGAGAAAGGTAAGCAGGTATTCAATCCAGATGGCACTCCGCGTCAAGAGTACACGTACACGGTGTATGACCATAACGCACAAGTCGCATTGACTGACGAACTCAAGAAGGGTAATCATGCCCTGCAATATGTCGCACCGGGCACGAGTCTTCCCATGGCGGTATTAGGGAAGTACAACCGCGAGAAGACGGACGTCCAAAATGCACAGGGATTCATAAATCAGTGGGCCAAGCAAGTCGCAGATTTTAATGGCGATGAGAAAATCAAACCCATTGATCTAAAAGCCGCCATAGCGAAAGACCCTTATCTCCAAAAACTCGTCCCATCCTTGGGTCGATATTCGAGTATGGACCCCGCCGAAGCAATCCAGCAAATGAACAAGGATGGGGTAGACCCTGCCCTCGTTGGTAAATTCAATCTCCTACTCGGCGGTGTTAACACTAATGATTGGAATCGTGTTAAGGCTGATAAGATTCTGGAAGATAAGACTGAGATAGCCGAGAAGAAGGCTAAGGAATTGGCCGATCAAAAGCGCCAAACACCTGAAGGCCAGCAGGATTTAGAGCACAAGATTCTAGAGAATGCAGCACTTCGTCAAGCAGCGGCCCAAGCACAAGCACAAACTGTGGGCATCGAGATTCCAAAGAATTTCGTTGCTGATCCGAATGCTGTGACTCTGGATACGAATGCACTGAGCAAGCAATTGGCCGACAAGGGTGTGAAGATTCCACCGAATTTTACTGCCCTATATGCCATCGCTCATAACCAAGCAGACCTTGCAACCCTGCCCAATAACCCGCGACCGAAATCAGGTGTCATGCCCCGCGATCAGGGATTGACATTTATTCGGACGTTCATCAACCCTCAGTATCAGGAAGGCGATTTCAAGGCAAACGCAAACCTGCAACGAGAGTTGGAGAGCACGCGTCAGGGCACCGCAGGCGGCTCTTTACTCGCCGCTGGCACCGCATCGAATCACTTGGCGTTGCTCAACGAACAAGCCGACAAACTGGCGAACATGGACGAACCCGCAATCAATACCGTCGCAAATGCGTTGGGTATTGCTGTTGGTAAATCCCCTGCTGTTACTTTCCGTGCAATCGCGCAGCAAGTCAACAGTGAAGTCGCAAAAGTAGTCGCAGGCGGACAACCGCATGAAGCGGAGTTGAAACAGTTCGAAGAGAGCCTCAACAACGCGCAGTCACCCGAACAGATCAAGAACGTCATCAAGTCTTACATCGGTTTGATGAACGGACGCATCGGGGAGATTGACGACCGCAGTATGCAGTATATGGGACGTCACGTCAAGGGCATCTCGCCTACCACGGTAGATGTCTTCAACAAAAACGGATTCACTGTCCCCGGTCAACCGAAAGGTGCGACGGGAACATTCCAATCCAAGGGTAAGACATACTGGACCGACGGTAAGACAAACCTAGGCGAGATGCTCCAGTAGTGAAACCCTCTTGCGTAGCCGAAGAAAGTGTGTTATCATAATAATAATATGAAGATTTTCTACACTTATCTTTGGTTACGCGAAGGTGGAACGCCTTATTATGTCGGCAAAGGATGCGGTCGATGTTCTGGTAAGCCACTATCTTTAGAACATCGTAGAAAGATATCCGAAAGTGGCCGAGGTCTGAAACGTTCAGAAGCGACTCGGCAAAGAATGCGTGAAGTTTTTAAAGGGCGAGTTGTCTCCCCTGAAACTCGTAAGAAAATAGCTCTTTCTCTTAGGAAGTATTTTAAAGAAGGCCGTGAATCATGAGTGACAATCAATCCCTCCCTCCTGTAGATATGCAAACATTTCGTCCGCTCGGTTCTACATCTACACCAGCAAATCCCGCCCCGGTACAAGGGTTGCCGCCTGTCGATATGCAAACTTTTCATCCTTTAGGCCAAACATCGGAACAATCGCAAGTAGCGGCTACCGTCGCTCAAACACCCCAAACAGGCCCCGCAGGTACTTCTGACATCAAAGAAGGTGAAGCGGAGATTCCGGGCGCAACAGGATTTGAGAACACGTCTGCCTCTACCTCCAGTGGTAGAGGCTTGCCGACAGCCCCGAAAGAGGCTGTGAACGTGGGCTTAAAGCGTGAGGCATCTGTTGGTGCAACTATCGCTACTCTTCCTTTCGCCCCGATCCTTACCGCAGGTATTGCGGCGGCGGGTGGTGGGGCGCTAGCACAAGCTGTTGGAGCAGGCGGCGGAATGGGATTCTTGAACTCCGTCGCAGAGGACATTGCTAGAGGCGAGAATCCGACAGAGTATCATCACCTGAACAAGACCGCTCAACAGACAGTTCTTGGCATGGTGTTAGGTGGTCTATTTCATGGAGCAGGGGCGGCGTACAACGCGGTCACAACGCCCGCCGAAGGTGAGGCCCCGAATCTCGTACAGAAAATTATTAGTGGTTCAAAAGTCGCGCAGGCTCCCGCGAAGTCAGCGATGGCTTCTCGTGCAGCCGCAGCGAACACCGGCGCGGGTGCAGCAGCCGAAACAGAAGCGACGACTAACGCAGCGAAGATTGCCAAGGCAGAAGCAGCCACGCCTAACCGCATGCCTGTCGGCCACGAAGCAACGCCACATATTCCTGACGAGTACAAAGACGCAGTTGCAGCAGCCATGAAGGAAGGGCCAGCATGGACTCCTGAAAAGGCCAAGCCTGTAATGGAAGCGTTAGGCGATAACTTCGAACTGAAAGGTTCTGTCAGCGAAGGTAAGTCAACCGCTAATGACTTAGACGTTTGGCAGAAGAGTGGGAAACTTTCCGATGCGCATCCAACCCTAGAGCGTATGGGATTCAAGTTCAATGCGGACACACCGCACGGAGAGACATGGACTAAGGGCGACCAGCATCTTGATTTGTGGGATAAGGAACATCCACCGATTAAAAATTATGGCAGACAGCCAGAACTTTCGGCCAGCGAGCCAGAAGCCGAGCCCGAAGCGCACGAAGGCGCACCCGCAGGGACACCAGCGGGAACACCTGAGGCACAGCCGGTAGTCAAATCCCCTCTCCAACCGAGGGAGGCATTAGGACCAGCCATTACTGATGCGGGCAAAGCCGCAGACGCCTCTTACGCCAAAATTGATGAAGTTGCAGGGACGGACTTCAAAAAAACAGCACAGGACATCCGAGACTATAACAAGAAGATATTCCAAGCGCATAATCCTACGGATGCTGCCGCGTGGACGAAGAAGCGCGACGACGCAGAACTCTTGCTGGACACAGCCAAGAACTATGCAAAGGCAGCGGGTGTCGGCCCAGAGGTTCTCGAAGAGGCTTCATCGCAATTCAAGCGTATGTCGGCTCTTCGAGACGTTGAGCGATTCGTATATAAGAACTCTTCTGTCATTGATCCGACTACGGGAGAAGTTAACGTCAAGGCAGCGGTACGCCAACTTCAGAAACTTCAGGACAATGTGAAGTACGGTGGACCACGGCTCGAACAAGCAGGTATGGGCGGGTTGCTTGAAGATATGAAGGCCGCGCAAAGACTTGGCATTGACGCTCTGAGCAAACAGCAAATGGCTAAGTTGACGGCCAAGATCGCTGTTTATACGGGGCTAGCTACAGGTGCTGCGGGCGGGGTTATCCACGCTTTGAAATAACGCAAAAATAGGGCTTGACAGAGATGCCAAGCCCTGCTATGCTGTGAATAGGCGAGGAGACCCATGCTCGATAATAAGGTTATGATGGCTTTGGTTGTATCCGGTGTACTCGCGGCTGGGTGGTTGTGGAGAAAAGTATTTCAGGAGATGAAAAAGAGTGACACTGAGTGTACGCGTATTCGATTCAATGCTTTGAAGTTGCGGGCGAGGATGATTCATGTTGAAGATCGAGGATGTTCAGAAGACAAAGCTGGTTGAAATTGGCTGGTCATTCGGGCAGTCATACGGCGGCGGGCACATCGCGGGCCAGATGATTATGCACGTAATCGCCAACCGCAAGCGTTGTGGCTGGGGCGATTGGCTGGACGTAATTGCTAAAGTTCCTCACTTCATGGCAGAGAATCAACTCCCGCCGTTAGAATTTCCTGATAGGTGGAATGGGTCGTTCGTGAAATTGCTGCATGTTGTGGACGGAGTGTTCGACGGAAGCGTACCTGACATATCCAAAGGTGCTTTGTATTGGGCCGATCTGACTCGCATCGAACGGCCTTGGTTCAAGAGCAAGATCGTTGACCCGATCAAGCAAGACGGCCCGCAGGCGGGCCAGCGTCAACATCCGGCAGTCGCAAATTTAAACAGCCTCACTTTTTTTCGATGACATACATTTTAGGCCAGAAACAACGCCCTCTCATGAGGCAATACGATTTTTGGGGAACTCTGACGCATAAGGAGTGCGGTCATTGTCGGGATGTACTGCCTGTTGATTTATTTTCGAAATCTATTGCCAGTCCTGATCTTTTGAATAATCGGTGTACGCCGTGCGCCGTCAAATGTAACCGCGAGAAAGGTAGAACGACCAAGAGAGCCAACAACTTAAAGCATATGTACGACATGACGACACAAGAATGGGAATCCCTGTTCGAGTCCCAAGGTCGATGTTGTGCCATATGTGGTGCCACAGAGCCGGGCACGAAACACGGCTGGCAGACGGACCACGATCACATTACAAACTGCGTCAGAGGCATTCTCTGTCTGGGTTGCAACTGTGCTCTGGGGAATATAAAAGACGACCCCGAGAGAGCGGAGAAGTTGGCCGCTTATCTGCGGGGGCTGAGAGGAGAGAACGTGGCAAAGGCAAAGAAAATTTCTGTAGACGTACAAGCGTTGTATGCAGTCATTGAAGCGCAGGAAAAGGCAATCAAGGCATTGCAGGAGACGATAGACAGACTTCGCTCCCCATTGCAAGAGGGCCAATTTGTATTCCCGCCGATTACGTCAATCCCACCTAGCCCCTTGGTCCCTTTCCCGTACCAGCCCTACATTGGTGATTCGATGTGGCCTTCGAATACGATTTGTGGGGGGACTGCGGGTGCGATGGGTACGGGCGCTATGTGTCAGACCAACGCGAATCTGGGCGAGGCCCACTAATGAAATCGAAAATTCTTTCGTATATCCTGTCCGTCTTTTCTGAGGCAGACGGCAGCGGTAGCGCAACTCGCGTGCTCGCGGGCGTAAGCGTCCTATCCACAATCGTTTGGGTGTCATTTATCACCTTCTCGACGCACCATCTTCCTGACCTCGGTGGAGCATCCCTGTTCCTGTCGTCGGCATTTTCAGGCTACGCAGTGAATAAGGTATCGGGCGTCTTCACGAAGACGGACACAACCACCATCACGAAAAATTAGGCTTGACAAGTAACTCAGGTAATGTTACTCTATATTTTGGCGAGGAGCATGCAGGGCGTGTTTGAAAGGAAATAATGAACGTTTCCAAGGAAACCCTACTGGCCGATCTGACGGCAGTTGCAGAGAAGAATGGGGGACAGGTCACCCGGAACTTCTATCGTGAGAACGGCGAATATACCGAAGCGGCATGGGGCAAAGAGTTTGCCACATTCCAAGATTTTGCTGATGCCGCTGGCGTCAACAAAGAGGGCATGACGAGCAAGATCGACGGCGATGACTGGAATGTTTTTATCCCAAAGACAACCGTGTGCAGTCCCGACGCGGTCATCAAGCAATTGAAGGTTGACACGCACGTATGGGAACTTTACCGTTTCCGTGCGAAGGATTTGGACGAGGGTGAATTCCAGATCAGTGCGTTCTTCCGCAAACGTAAACACATCATCGAGATTCTTGACGAGATCGCTGACCTGAAAGATTTGGCCGCGAAGGGTCTTAAACGCAAGATTCTGAAAATCGAGCGACCAGAGGGTGTCTCGGGCAATTTGCTCGAAATCAATATCTCCGACCATCACTTCGGCAAGCTGGCATGGCCTAAAGAAACCGGGCACGAGCCTTATGACGTGCAGATTGCTCAAGCGATGTTCATGCGGGCACTCAACACGCTCATCGAACGGTCGTCTGGGTACAAGTTTGACCGCATCCTGTTCGTCATTGGGAATGACCTGTTGAACAGTGACAACGCGGAGAACACCACGACCAAGGGGACAGTGGTTACGACCGATATTCGTTACCACAAGACTTATCGCACCGTTCGCTTTACGCTGTGCGAAGCGATTGAGAAGTTGAAGAAGATTGCCCCGGTGACCGTCATGGTCGTCCCTGGCAATCACGACCAACTTGCCGCTTGGCACATGGGCGATTCGTTAGAGTGCTGGTATCGCAGCGACCCGGATGTCACTGTTGAGAACGACCCGCGCTATCGAAAGTATTTTCAGTTTGGAAAGGTTGCGCTAGGTTTTACGCACGGAGACAAAGGGTCAGATTACCCGATGCTCATGGCGAGCGAAGAACCGAAGATGTGGGCAGAGACGCAGTTCCGTGAAATTCACACGGGACATCGTCACTGCGACAAGGTCACGGAAGACCATGGCGTGAAGGTACGAATTCTGCCTGCGCTATGTCCGCCGGATGACTGGCATGCTGAGAACGGCTATGTCGAGAACCAACGACAAGCGGAAGCATTCATCTGGAATAAAGACCAAGGGCTTATCGCCACGGTGTTGTATAACGACGCCGCGTTCGATACGCTTGCGACCAAACGTGAAATCGTAAAGTAGAATCTCTGGGAGGAGGAGATATGGCTTGCGAAGACGGAAATTGCAATTGTGGTAGTGGAATCAAGATGGATGGATCAGGCGGCGTGGGCGACCTCGCACGTCTGACCATCAATCGCACTGACGACATACAGGGCGAAGTCGAAGAAATCTTCGTTGTCCCGTACAATCTCATCAACTTCACGGCACTACAGACGTACTCGTTTCTGCGCCAGATCACCGCGTACACGGTTCGTCGTTTGCCGAAACAAACGGAGGCGGCATGAGAAAATTCGTCATCGGCATCGACCTAGATGATTGCCTCGCGGACTTCATTTCCGCGTTCACCAAACTGGCGAATGCGAAGTATGGGACGCCCGCGATTGGCACCCAGCCTGTTGATTGGGCTTGGTCGAACTTCGGTCTCTCCAGAGAACAGCAGGATGCGATCTGGGAAGATATCAAGCAAGTCAAACGCTTTTGGGTGAATCTGGAATTGGAACCGGGCTTCTCGCCGTCTCTTTTACGCGAGATGGATGAGGCGCACGAAGTCTACTTTCCGACCGCCCGTGTCAACACAGTTGGCCGGAACGCGAGGAAGCAAAGCAGTGAGTGGGTTTACAATTGGACGGGTATTCGTTACCCGGCAGTCATCGCAGCTTACGAGAAAGGCCCGATGGCTACGGCTCTCAAGTATGATTTCTTTCTTGATGACCGGCCAAAAAACTGCATCGACATTCACAACGCTCTGCCGAATTGCAGGGTCTACCTTAAGAACAGTAGCCACAATGCAGCCTTCGAAGCCCCTGAGTGGCTCGTACGTGTACAGGATTTTGACGCATTCGCAAAGATTGTGAACGACGCATCTCAGGAGGGGTAGTGATCGAAAAGAAAGCCGTGACCCTGCTACCACAGGACGCGAAAGAACGTAAACGCATTCCGCTCGCAAGTGGGATGTTCGACTATTTCACCAGCGCACTAATCGAAGTCTCGAAGGTATCTTTCTTTGGGAACGAGCAACATAACCCCGGCACACCGGTACATTGGGAGCGTGGTAAATCTACCGACCATTCCGATACGATGCTTCGGCATTTCGCGGAACGGGGAACGATAGATACGGATGGTGTTCGACACTCCGCAAAGATGGTGTGGCGGGCATTGGCAATTCTGCAAATGGAACTGGAAGACGCGGGCGCACCAATCGCCCGTGGAGCAACTGTTAAGGTTTCAGGCTAACGCCTGAACATGAACGTCCGGTCGGTGTTGGGCCGCAAGCCCCATCGTTATTCCACCGTTCGAGCACGACCACAGGCCGGGACTGGTCGAGCACGTAGGAGACACCATGGAAACCTATTTGGCGGCACTCGCCTTCACACTCGCGGTCGCATATGGAATGGCGTGGTCACGGTGTCAACGAGAGAAAGCCCGCTTGGAAGCGGAACAGAAATTGTCGAGGAGAGAAATGGGGCCACATGGCCGATGATATCTATTTGAGCACCAAACCCGCCGAGGGAACTAGGGTCATCCCGAATCCCAAGAACATTGCGCCGAAGATGGATACAGACAATCCAGACCTTCCAAAGAAACAGTATGTGAAGATGGACATAAGCAATCCTACCAGCAAACTCATTCCGAAGCATCCCTTAGAAGAACACTTCGAGAATGAAGGCCCGCGAGCACCTATCGGTCATGGCGTTCCTAAGAGCCATCCCGCGATTCAAGAGTCGGAGAATTAGGAAGTTTTATGGTTGTCTATCTGATAACGAATTTGATTAACGGAAAAGTTTATGTTGGTCAAACGATTCGTTCGATATCTTGGCGATTTAGCCAGCATAAAAGTAGTGCCAGAAGGGGAGATAATCTGGCCCTTTGTCGTGCCATTCGTAAATATGGTGAAGATAATTTTCAGATTGAGGAACTCAGTCATCATGAGAGTGACGAGGAGTTAAGCCTAGCAGAGATTGCCAGCATCTATGTATATAAATCCGCAGATAAACTACACGGATACAACTGTACATATGGTGGTGAGGGTACGCGAGCAACTCCTGAAACCGCAGCAAAGATTAGTAGAGCGCAGATGGGGAACACTTACGCCCTCGGACTGAGACGAGGACCACAGTCAGAAGAACACCGGCGTAAGAATGGGTTGAGTCATATGGGGTTAAAACGATCCGCAGAGTCCCTCCGAAAATTTCGTATAGCTATGGTCGGTCATGAAACTTCTCAAGAAACCCGAGATAAGATTAGTAAAGCCAATATGGGTAAGATAGTGTCGGCGGAAACTCGCCAAAGATTGAGGAATTCCCACTTAGGGCACATTCCGTGGAATAAAGGAAAGAGTGGGTATAAAATCAAATGACATATACATTCGCAGAGCAAATCCGTTATTGGCTTCCGATGGTCTCAGCATTTTTGTTGATTGTAAAAGCTTATACTAGCGGGAAGAAAAATGTATCCGAGTGGGCTTCTCGATTGCTTGACAATCATTTGGTGCATATTGAACAGGCTACAACGAACACCGAAGTTGAGACTCGCAAAACAAATGAATTGATCGCTGGTCAATCAGGCAAAATCGACATGGTACAAGCTACCCTCGCAGACCAACAGACGAAGAATCTGGAAGTGTGGCAAGGTGTGTTGACGCAGTTAGCTGTAATCAAAGAGAGAATGAGAGCTTGCGGGCCTAAGACGCCAAGCAGAAAGCGAAAATAGGTATGCCTAAATTAACAGGCTGTGGTAAAGCCGACCGTTCGAAACTCCATGGGATGTCAACTGCGGAGCATGACACAATAGTCTCCCGTACGCGGGGAGTGAAAGTTGAAATTGGTGTAGGCCCGCATGGTGGGAATCTAGTATCGAACAACCCTTTTGCCTCAATTGCTCAGCAAGGTTTCCTGCACGCTCACCCCGAAAAATTGGGAAAGAAAGGTCTCGCAGAATGGGACGCTAGTACCAAGGGCCGTTCGCTACCTTATAAAGTTAAAAAGAAAAAGTAAATGCCACGCAAAGACTACGAATCCCACAAACGTTACATGCGAGAACGATATCAGAAACTCCCAGAGCATGTGAAATCGAAGTAGGAGAATTTATGGCTAACATTTCAACGATGGCACGAACGACTTACGCCATAACACAGCTGGACATCACCAACGGATATTTTGGAGTAGACATGTTGTGGGACTCGCCGTTCAACGACACGAACTACAACATCGCATGGAGCATCAACGATATTGGCCAGAACTATCTGAGTCTGGACTATTCGACGGGTGATATACATTTCAAACGACCAGACGGATTTATCGCAGTCGTGACACTCCCCGCAGCGGCACCATTGATTCAAGGACAGTATGACTTGACCGCAGGTATCGTGCCGTCGGGCAATTTGATCTCGGTTATCGCCCTGTTCAAAACGTTGTATCAAGTGACCTTTTATTACGGGCCATCTGACAACACCGGAAACAGCGGAGAGACATGGTATCCGACGATGCGTTGGACCGACCCCGCAGGCAACGCACTGGAATTGACTAACCCCTATTTAGGTGTGGCCACGGGTGGGGATGTCAACAACTATCAGAGCTATTCGATTCCGTTCTACGCAGAGGCCAACACACCGATTACACTGACTGGAACTTATGTGGGCGGCTCCTTCCCGATGAACGTCGCTGTACGTATCGTGCAGATGCCCAACAATGCGGTCATTCCCGAAGTGGGAGCGAAAGTAACGATTGAGGCGATGGCATCACACAGGTAAGGTCTAGCAGGAGGAGTATGGCAACAACGACAACGACAACTACGGGTAAGAAACTCCCAGAGCATGTGAAATCGAAGTAGGAGAATTTATGGCAACAGTTTCAGTTCAATCAGTAAATTACACCGTGACACAAGCGGACGTGAACCAAGGATGGTGTGTAATCCCTGTTCTATGGCGTTCGGAGACGCCCAACGCAAATTATGGCGCTGCATGGGGTGTTGAGGATAGGGATTCCGCTATTGACCTCGATTATTTCACGGGCGATATGCACAACAAGACTGCCGCAGGCTTTGACGCAATTGTATATATGTACAGTCCCGGTTATGGCTCTGCGGGTGATAAACTCGTAGTGAATGCAATGGGCTTGATGGTGCAATAGGAGGAAACATGAGCACAACCCCGCCAGCTTCTACCCCTATAACAGAGACGAAAAGTTGGCTGCTACAACATGAACGGATTATCATTGTTGCATTAGTTCTAGCCTTCGGGACGTTCGGTCTCGACAAGGTCTATAACGTCGAAGCGGCTCGGGCTGATGCAAAGTACACCGCTGCCCAACAACAGCTTGCCGACGCAAAGGCGAACAGTGCCGCCCAAGCCCTAGCGACGTCCCAGATGACCCAGCAATATCAAGCACTGGTTCAGGCCCTTGCTGCCCAAAATGCTAGCCTAAACGCCTCTATTGCCCAAAGAACAGCATCTGGCGTGGCACAACGGACGACGGATGCCTCATTGCCGGTCGCGGGTGTGGCTGCTCGATGGGATGACATCGCTGGTACACTGGTGACACCCTCGGGAAACACAATCATAGTGTCGGAAGCCGACGCACACAAGACGCTGGACATGCTCGAACAAGTCCCTGTACTCGTACAGAACTTGGCCGACGAAACAAAAATCGCGGGCAACTATCTCGCGGAAGTCCAGAAAGGTGATTTGCTCACGAACGATTTGAACGCGCAAGTGACCGGACTGAATACGCAGTTGGCCGACCAGACGAAGGCATGTACTGCTCAAGTCGCGGCAGTCAAGGCAGAAGGCCATAAGAATAGCGTGAAGTGGTTCAAGCGAGGATTCGTTCTCGGGTTCATTTCAGGACTCTGGGCGGGTCACGCAATGGGGGTTTAATGCAAAATTTTCTGGAAGTCATTGTAGACGTGGCGATCATCGCTTTTACCTTGGTCGGGCTGAAAGCCTTGTACCAGATCGCAACGAAAGAATAAGCGTGGGCGGCGGTTTTGTCCACCAAGTTCGCCCGTCAGAGCGTTGGTCGCCCTAAGGTGACATCTGACCCGACAGCCCACCGGCCCGTGAGGGAGTGGGCACAAATTCTGAAAGGAACACATGACCGTCGGTTCACAGATAGATTCTCTCGTCACACAAGTGCAGGAGCACGCCGCGACAATCGAGCAATTAAACGCACGTATTGCAGCGCACGAAGCGACCGTAGCCGATATCTCTGCGAAGTGGGCGGCACTGACCGCAGCGTTCGCGCCGAAAGCGGCCCCAGCAGTTACGCGCCCGCTCGCGGCAATTCCAGTAAAACAATAGAGACCAACGGGGCATCGCCTAGCTTGGTATGGCACTTGCTTTGGGAGCAAGAATAACGGGCGTTCAAATCGCTCTGTCCCGACCATTTAGTTGTACGTGTACAAAGGAGGAAACATGAGTGCAGATATCAGCGAACAACAGAAATACCAACCCTTGTCATCTGAACAAAAGCTAAAGGTCCGTGAAGCACAGTTTCAGTTGACGCAGATCAAAGAGCAAGCCGCCGCTGCCATCAAGCAG